ACGTTTTCAGGTTGCTTCGCAGAGAACTAGGGTGCATTATTAATACATGAACGGGGCGGGGTTAGCCCACAGGAATGGAAGGAACCGAGATGCGTACAGCAAGATCACGGATTACGCTCAATGATTTTCACCGTCGTTCGCTCACAAGTAACGCGACATATATTGAGCCTAGGATTGTGCATAAACTCAAAGTGCTCAACGCTAGCGTTAACTTCAAATTGCACACCTTTCGCGCTACGGTTCCAGGCTATTACGTGGAATGGTTTTACAATGCAAACACAGAAACATATACTATGATTTCAGGCGCAGTAAATGGAATGGTGTATCTGGATGAAGGTGACCTTGATAAGCTGTGCGACGAATTCGAGCGAATGTTTGGATATGATGTATAATGTGGGAAAACATTAATGGCGAACTTATCTGGATCGACAAAGAAATGGGATACGAGGAATATGAACGATACAATTCTGTTGGCAATGATAAAGTTTGTTCTTGTGGTAACGTGCGGCGTCATGGCGATCAGCTTACTGCGGGCAGGGTTGCTCTCGGTGTGGCTGGGGGTATGATTGCGGCTAAGGCTGCACCGAGAGTTGGGAGTTGGCTGTTGTGGATGGCTGGGATTTTCACATTGATCATGATTTTTATGTGAGGGCATACTCTGATAGGCTTGAATCAAAGAAGTTTTTAGTTTCTCGGTATTCGTCTTCAAACAAATATACGCGAATCTTTAAGATTCAGGGAACTAGATACAATGTGGCGATTACAAGGAGTCCCTCATGTACATACAGTCAGACGCTTAGCGTCGCAGAGCACCTACTTTATTATCAAGACGAAGTTTCCACACCAGACATTGTGTGCATTGCTTTGACCGACGTTAACTTTATCTTGGTTCCTGATGACATTGATTCACCAACACTATTTTAGATTCCCGGCTGGGCGGGTAATACCAGAACTGAATTGAATTGAAAGTAGCCATACGAAAGGAAAAGATCATGGCTGTTGTTTACTCCTCTCTCTCTGATGACTTTGCCGGCAAGAAGGCTTTCTTCACTGCTCAGAATTCTGCTGTTTCTTTCAAGGAACTGCGTGGCAAGAAGATTGAGATTAAGGACATTGTTATCACTGAGGATGACGTGGTTGACACGGATACTGGTGAGGTTGAGACTCGTCGGGCTATCACGGTGATTGACAAGGACGGGAATGCCTACGGCACTTCGTCTCAGACGGTTGTGGCGCAGATTCAGCGGCTTGTGGATATTCTGGGTGACGTTAAGTCTTGGCCGGAGCCGGTGGCTGTTGAGATTGGGTCTGCTAAGTCTGGTCGGGGTCGTGAGTACACGACGGTGACGCTGGCCTGACGGACGTTGTAGGATACTAGTTGCCCCCTGCCCCCTAGGGGGCAGGGGGTGATTGGTTTGGTTAAGTCACACTGGGGTAAGCATTATCGGTCTTTTAAGCGCGGCGCGAAGCATGTTCGGAATACTGCGGCTGATATTCGGGATTTTGTTGGTGGGCTTGATTTTAGTCCCTTGCCGGACACGTTATCTGAGGAACAGGGTAAGGTTAAGGTCAAGTCGGCTAATGCGAGTGCGAGGGAGCAGCGTCGCTCTGATTTGGGTAGGGCGCGTGATTTGTTGCAGGTTGAGCGTGATCGGGCTGTGCGTAAGATGTATAGGATGGCGACTAGTGATGATGGGGCGGATATTCGTGGGACGAAGTATGATCCTTTGGGTAAGTCGGCTGTTGGGAAGGTGACGTTGAAGAATGCTGCGAGGGAACTTGAGCGTCTTAGTGAGTTTAATAATTCTGATAGCGTGTGGTATTATTCTGACCGCAAAGGTAATCCCATTTCTGCTAAAGACGTTCGTCGTTATCGTGATGCTGTGCGTCGCTATAATGAGGATATTGACGCTTATGAACGCAGTGTAGCGGGAACTAAATTGCCCTACCTGGGCGACGTTACCGTGGGCGATTGGATTAGAGATTTTAGACCATCTAGATCTTATTTGCCTGGTGGTTCACATTATGCGCTTGAGAGAATGAATCCTAATAAGCGTACCGTGAATTTTGAGTCTGCCGAAGCAATGCGTGAGAAAACGAACGTTGTTTTGGATAGCCTTAGCAAGGCGGCAAAGCAAGAGAAATTGACTGCCGCTAAACAACAGATTGCTGCAATGCTTGATGTTATTGGCGACCCGGAACTATTCGATATTCTTACTGACATTCCTGATGATGTTTTGTGGTTAATGTGGACTGTAAATGGCGATTTCGCTAACCAACTTTCACTTATGTACGAAGCGGCGAAAGAAGGATATTTTGATCGACGGAGGGCGGGCTACGATCTTTGGTATGACGATGTAGAGGAAGCTGACTCTAGTATTAAATCTCTACTTAAAGAGATAAAGCAAGTTAAGATTAAGCCGGAGGATGATTTCAGTGGTTCGCCAATCAACAAGCGCAAGACCCGCAAGGGTCGGCGTTAGGCGTAGCCACAAGAAAGTTCCATCGTTCTGTGCGGATTTTGAGACAACAACGGTTGAGGATGATTGCCGTGTTTGGTCTTGGGGCATTATTCAGGTTGGAAAACTTCAGAATTATGTTGACGGGACTACTATTGACGGCTTCATGTCTCACATTGCCGAACGCGCGGCACATATTTATTTTCACAACCTTGCCTTTGATGGCACATTCATTCTTGATTGGTTGTTGAAGCATGGATATAAATGGGTGAAAGAAAATCCCGGCGTTAAGGAATTTACTTCCTTGATTTCTCGGATGGGCAAGTATTATTCAATCACGGTTGTTTTTGAAACGGGATATAGGGTTGAATTCAGAGATTCATTCAAGAAACTGCCAATGTCGGTCGAAGCAATTGCTAAAGCATTTAATTTGCATGACCAGAAACTTGAGATTGATTATGAAAAGCACAGGCCAATAGGTTATATTCCAACAGAGCAAGAAAAGCGATATCAGCGAAACGATGTAGCAATTGTGGCGCAAGCGCTCGAAGTTCAGTTTGAAGAAAAGATGACCAAACTAACGGCGGGTAGCGATTCGCTTGCAACATACAAGAAAATGACGGGAAAACTGTTTATTCGCAGATTCCCAATACTTTCACCTGAGATCGACACTGAAATACGCAAGGCATACCGTGGGGGATTCACATATGCGGACCCACGATATTCTAAGAAACTAAATGGTAAGGGCAGCGTGTATGACGTCAATTCGCTTTATCCCTCAGTAATGCGAACAGCATTGCTCCCTTACGGCGACCCAATTTATTCCGACGGAGCACCTAGAACTAATCGCCCCCTATATATTGCGTCAATCACGTTTACTGCGAAGTTAAAGCCGAATCACATTCCCTGCATACAGATTAAAAAGAATCTTTCATTTAACCCTACACAATATCTTGAAGAAGTAAAAGAACCTACAACGGTTGTGGCAACAAACATTGATATAGAGTTGTGGAAAAAACATTATGACTTTAAAATCTATTCTTGGAATGGAACATTTGAGTTTAGAGGATCACACGGTTTTTTCGATAATTATGTAGACCATTTTATGGAAATTAAAAAGAATAGTACTGGTGGGCTAAGACAAATTGCCAAACTACACTTAAATAGTTTATATGGAAAGTTTGCAACTAATCCCGACATTACTGGAAAACACCCCACCCTGAAAGACAATCGCGTATCACTGGTAATGAATGAACCTGAAATGAGGGACCCTGTTTATACGCCAATGGGTGTATTCATTACAGCATATGCAAGGAAGAAAACGATTAGTGCTGCGCAAGATAATTATGAAACATTCGCATACGCCGACACAGATTCTCTACACCTTATCGGCCCCACGACTCCCCCAGAATCGTTGTGGGTCGATCCGGTAGAACTAGGTGCCTGGAAGCATGAGAGTTCTTTCACAAAATCGGTCTATATTCGAGCAAAGCAATACGCGGAGGAAATTGATGGTAAACTAGATGTGCACATTGCGGGTATGCCCCGCAGCGTCGCAGCAACATTGACTTTGGATGATATGTTGACTGGCGGCACTTGGAATGGTAAACTAATTCCTGTAAGGGTTCCTGGGGGAACAGTCCTCCGAGACACAACATTCACATTGAAGATTGATTAAGGTTGGTAATCATGGCACGTCCTGTTTCTACTCACAGCACTGTTAAGTTCCGTCTCCCGAAGTCCGTTCAGGCGGACCTGACTGAGGCTCACTGGCTTCTGCGCAAGGATGAGTCGGATATTGTCACTGAGGCCGTTATCGAGTATCTGGCGAAGAATGCTCCCAAGTCCGGCAAGTAATTTCTGACTAATTGCTGGGGAGCAACCTAATGAACTGGGCCCGGCTTAGTTGGGTAGCAGCCCTCGGGATTGCTTTCGGATGATTGGGTATTTATGGTAGGCTAGGAACGTAGGTTCCTAGCCTACCGTTTTAGGAGGAATTATGGCACTAAGCGATGCTGAGAAGAATGCGCTTAAGGGACTGAACCCCGACGGCTCTCCCATGAACGAGGAGCAGCGTAAGGCCAATAAGGCCAAGGTTGACGCCAAGAACGCTGAATCCATTAAACAGGATAAGGCTGAGCACGGCGGACGTTCGCTTACTGAGCGGCGTACTGAGGGCGACCCGCAGCAGTCCATGGATGACGCCCAGGCGCGCAATAAGGCGGCCCAGGATCTCACGCCACAGCAGCGCGAGGAATCGGGAATGTCTGGTAATGACGTCTTTGATCCGGGGGATAGTGACGGGGACAAGAAAGCCGTTTCCCCCGATGATGGAAACATGCTTGAAGGGGCCCCGAAGGACCCTGCGGACGTTGACCACTTCAAGGACACTAAGGCGGCGTGGAAGCATCTTACGGACGTGTTCGGGGAAAAGGTTTCTGCGTTGCAGGCGGAACTTGAGAATCGTCTTGGTGAGCAACTAACCCCCACGGACAGGGAGACAGGTAATCCGTTCGCTGGGGACGATGTTCCTGCGTCTAAGGAAATGACCTTGGATGACGTGAAACAGGCGGCCGAGAGCACGAAGGATGACGCCAAGGCGGTGCTCAAGGGCGTTGGCGACGTTGGAGGTGCCGCCGTCGAGTTGGGCGGCACGGCCGCTAAGGACGCCGGGAATGCTATAGTTGACGGTATGGGGATTGACAGGAAAGCTGCGGCGAGTACTGGAAAGACTCTCGCAGGACTTTCGGGATTGTTTTCTAGTAGCGATTCCGGGAATGACAAGGTTCCCGATTCCAATTGGAAACCTAAGTCGATTAGCGAACTATTTAAGGGGAATTGATTATGCCACAGTTGCGTGACGACACTTCAAACATTGATATTCTTAACGCTATTCGTAGCGATGCGCGATATGATTATCAGAACATGGTTCCTGAGGCCACTAAGGCGAACATTCAGGAAACCATTGCGGGAATCATGTCTGATAACATTACTCGCAACGAATTCATGTCATCGCTGGTTAACCGAATTGGTTCCACGATTGTTCGCGATATTTCGTGGAAGAACCCGCTTGCTGTTTTCAAGCAGGGCATGATGAACTTCGGCGACACCATCGAGGAAGTCCACCTTGACTTTATCAAGCCCACCATTTATGAGGAGCAGCGCGACTACCTCGAGCGTGACGTGTTCGGCCAGGCCCCACCGCCGTCCAAGAGCGCGTTCCACACGATTAACCGCAAGGAGAAGTTCAAGATCACGGTTAACCGCGACGTGCTTCGTCGGGCTTTCCTTTCGGATAATGGTCTTTCTGAGATGATTTCTCAGATTATGGCCGTGGCCGCTTCGTCTGACCAGTGGTCTGAGTTCCTTAGTATGACTAAGTTGTTTAAGACCTTTGATGATAAGTTCGGCTTTTATCGGATGCAGATTTCTGATATGAATTCGTTCGAGCCGGATAAGGCTAAGGTCGACGCTGCGCTTAAGGCACTCAGGGTTGCTGCGAATAAGATGCAATACCCGACTCCTGCATTTAACAGTGCCGCTGTGCACTCGTTCGCACGCCCTGAGGACCTGGTGCTTATTGCGACGCCTGAGTTTAAGGCGAACGTTGACGTGACGTCTCTGTCCGCCGCGTTTAACCGGAGCGACGCTGAGGCGCCGTCTCACATCATCACGGTTCCGGGTGAGGCGCTGGGGATGGCTGATACGTCGGCTATTCTGACCAGTAAGCAGTTCTTCGTGATTAAGGATATTCTCCTTGAGAACCGGAGTATCTCTAACCCTGAGGGTCTGTATGATAATTTCTGGCTGCATCACTGGTCGGTCATGAGTGCTTCGCCGTTTACCCCGGCTATTGCGTTCGGGACTAAGCCGAACACGATTGTGGTGACGCCTAAGGCTGAGACGAATGCGGAGATTAACGCGCTGATTGTGACTAAGCCGGACGGCAGTCAGTCGACGATTATGCCGCCGGCGGCGGTGCGTCAGGCGTCTATTCAGTGGAAGACGGCGCCCGCCAACAAGGGCTACGCAACTGACTGGTACCTCAAGAATGCTAAGTCTAAGGGAACCAAGATTTCCAATGACGGCGTTCTCACTATTGGGCCGGATGAGCCCGAGGCGTTCCTTACCCTTGGTGTGAATGTTGACACTAAGGGCGCGGATGGCAATAAGCCGCTCAACAAGGAGATTAGTATTCAGGTTAAGAAGTAATAACTGAATCAACATAGAACCGGGCGTCCACTTGGGCGCCCGGTTCTGCTATGATTGGACTTGAAGGAGGACGATATGTCAGAGATTTATGCTATGCCACCTGAGACTCGTGCAGGTTTGTCGTTTGATTATTCTGTATGGTCTGCCGGCTCGGTTATTACGATGGTTAATGTGCCTTTCGATAACACGTATCGGGACATTGTTGACTGGAAATCGTATGGACACACACCTTACGCCTACGTTAAGTCTTTTAACAACCTGCACAAGGTTGAGATTAGCCAGATGACTTATCTTGCGCAGGGTAAGCCAATTCGTATTCCTACGCCTTTCACTAAGGCGAATCAGTACAATTATGTGATGGTTGAAAACCCCGGACGCCCGGTTAACAACATTGGTTTTGAGGGCTATACGCCTAGCGTGTTTTTCTACTTTATTACCAGCATTGATTACATTGCACCGAACACAACTCAGTTGACGCTCCAACTTGATGTGTGGACAACTTACTATCAGCGGATTAATTTCGGTCGCAGTTACCTTGAGCGCGGCCATATGGGCATCGCTGCAACCGATTCTTTCGATAATTATGGAAAGAATTGGTTGACACAGCCTGAGGGTCTGGATATGGGGTCTGAGCACCAGATTATTAGAACTTACCGTCGAATGCTGGCGGATGTAAACAATTATGACTACATCGTCATTATTGCTTCAACCACCAAATTAGACGAAATGCAGGGTTATGGTACGACTGACAATCCCCGCGTAGATATGGCTACTTCCTCGAGGATCGAAGGATTGCCTAATGGCGTTGAGATTTATGCCTGTACTGCGACAGAATTCAAAAAGGGCATGACAGGTTTGCGGTACTTTCCTTGGGTTGCTCAAGGGATTGGATCAATCACAATTGCTCCAAAGGACATTATTGACCTTAATGCCGGATACAAGATTAAGGTGGGGAAAGACACGGGTCAAGGGACGTGGACTTGGCTTGGTGACGATAGTGTGTATATTAATCGCAATTATTCGTTGACTGATGCTAGTTTTAGGAACGAATTTCTTTCTTTGCTTCCGAAGGAGTATCGTGAACTTAAGAAATTCGTTACATCGCCATACTGTATTGTTGAGTTGACAACTTATTCTGGCAACCCTGTTGAGTTTCGACCCGAGTCTATTCGCACTGCGGGTATTAATATTGACCAGTACGCTCATGTTGCGCCACCCAATCCGTCTTTGTTTTTCACCATTCGGGACTACAACACAATCACTGAATCTGTGATTGTTGAGCGCCGTGCAGGCAAGGTGACTAACGAGTATGGTGAGGGCTGGGATATGTGCACCGGATACACGTCTCTCCCTACGTTCTCGGCCGTCAACAATTCTTCGCTGAATGCACTTGCTTCGTCGGCGCACACTGCGGCGGCTCAGGTGAATAACGCGAAGTGGCAGCAGCAGCGTGCTCAGCGTGCTGCGACGGCGGCGCGTGATGTTGCTAATGCGGGCATTGCTGCGACTCAGGCGGGGGCCGAGAATTCTATGTGGGGTAATTCTGCTATGGCGGATTCTCAGTCGCGTTACAATAATATGCGTGCGACTGTTCAGGCGACCCAGGGCGCCATGACTGCGCTTGGTGGGGTTATGGGGCTGAATGGTTCGGCGGCTGGTGCTGGTATTGGTCAGGCGGCTACGGCTGGTGTTTCTGCGATGATTAATAATTCTCAGGCTCAGTCGACGGCGAATATTCAGAATCAGTTGGCTAGTGGTGCTTCGCAGATTTCTCAGCAGCAGCAGAGAACTGTGCGGGATACTAATTATGAATTGGCTCAGTTCGCGGCTAATGGGGACTATGAGGCGGCTATCGCGTCAATTAACGGTCAACGTCAGGACATGCAGGTTATTCCTCCATCCGTTGTTGGTCAGACGTCAGGATATGTGTCTGCAATGGTCTCTAATGGCCTCGTGATTGATGCTAGAATTAGGAGTGTCTCGCCCGCCGCCATGCGTAGCATTGGTGATTTCTGGCTTAGGTATGGATACTTGATGAATACTTGGATTAAGTTTCCGAAGACCCTTAGTCTCATGACTGAATTTACGTATTGGAAGATGGCTGAGTGTTACTTGGTTGACACGACTATTCCTGAGGGGTTCAAGGCCAGCGTTAGGGGAATCTTTGAAAAGGGTGTTACCGTATGGCGTTCTCCGCAGAGAATTGGTAATACGAACGTTCGCAACAATCGGATTGACAAGACAGTTAGGGTGACCCTTAGTGAGTAAAAAGGATTATGTGCTTAACGGCATCTACAAGAAAATTATGGCATCTCCCCCGTCTTCGTCGGAGGCGCGGCAGATGCAGTTGGAACATATGTATCGGCGCCAGTTAATGGGAAAGTGTCTTTCTCGGTTTACTTGGGAGGGGCTACCTAACGGAATTGACCCCCGGTTTATTGAAGCAACTATCTTCAATAATGGGTATTCGGTTTTCTATTTCGATAGTTTCTTCGAGTTGTTTATGGCAATGCCAGCAACAATTTCAGGTCCCCTAGACATTCAGGATAATCCCACGGGATATCGTGTCACTCGAAACGGCGTCTATTCTCGTGAGGTGAGCGCAACCGAGTCTGTCTGCATTTGGGGTAATCAGGTGCGGGAGCCAGAAATCGATGTTGTGCTTTCGTATGCTGCGCGGCTTGCTCAGATTGACAGGACAATCGAAATTGATCTGTTGAATGAGCGTAACCCGATGATTGTTGCGTGTTCGCAGGACCAGCGCCTTACCATCCAGAATCTCATCTCTAAGATTTACGATGGTGAGCCCGTTGTGTGGGGCACTGAGAATATGAGTATGGATAATCTTGCCAACACGATTGGCGTGTTTCCCCTTAACCAGAATGCTGGTGCGGGTGCTGTTTCCTCGATCAAGCATATGGAGTCTAAGTCCAAGATTTGGGGTGAGGCACTTACAATGCTTGGAATTATGAATGTGAATTCTGAAAAGCGTGAGCGCATGGTAGTCGAGGAAGCGGCCGCTAATTCTGGTCAGGTGCTCGCGTCTCGTGAGTCGTTTATGAAGCCGCGCGAGTTGGCGTGTGAACAAATCAATGAGATGTTTGGTCTTAATGTGTCATGTTATTGGGCTGTAGACGACAATGCAGCACCAAACCTTAACGACTATCTTGCTAGTTCAAATTTGACAACCTATGGGGGTGACAATGTCGGTAACAACGATAATGCTTCGTGACGTTGTTAAGTTAACCAACGACCATATTGGGCTTGACGACTATCCAATTTTCGACGAATCATATCGAAAGACTCTGAACGATCGAATTAAGAAGACCTACTGGCTTCAAGAAATCGCTCACGAGACAATTGATATATTCATTTGGCGGCTAAGCCTTAAGATGGAACTGATTATGCCTCGGTATAATCGAATGTATCTGGCTGAACTGCAAAACACGGACCCGCTTGAAGGGAATCGCCATTACAGCAGGACCGGCCAGGACGGCACGTCCCAGAATTCTGGGATCAACCATCAGACTGGTAGTGGTAGTGGTACCAACAAGTCCAAAGGGCGCACCGTGGGCTCAGACACACCTCAGACTCGGCTTGCGGGCGATGGGGATTATGCTACGAGTATCAGCGACGCGAGCACGTCAGGTGACACCACGTCTCGTAATGAGTCGGATAGCACGTCGTCTTCGACCAGCAACTACAACAACAATCAGCGGTCAGAGTCCTGGGGCTATTCGGGCTCCAAGGCTCGCGCTATCGCCGATTATCGTGGGACACTACTTAATGTGGATGACCTAGTTATTGCAGAACTGGGCGAACTTTTTATGGGGCTGTGGGACACGGATATGCCCCATACTCCCGGAGGACTAGTTAACGGTTTTACCTACGGCCTAGGATTTGGAGGATATTATGGCTACTGGTGACGACATTATTGGGTCAATTGACCAGGCACTGTGGCGCGTCCAGTCGCGATCGGTGAACAACATTACCCCATTCACTTATCGGGACGGGCTGACGTATATTGATGTGCTTGAGCGAATTCGCTCTAGCGTTATTGACGTTATTACGTTCACGAATTCCTTTGGTGAGGAACAGGACAAGATTATCGCCAAACTGAATGAGACAGTCACCAACTTCATTACTGCGGTTGAGAAGACACATTCAGGTTGGAACAAGGAACTGGACACAAAGAAAACTGCGCTCGAGTCGCTAATCGAGGACTTCAAGCAGCGCCTTATTGACGCTGAATTCCGTGAGGTTGACGGCAACTACATTGAGGCGCCACTTAAGTCGCCTGCGGGTAAGCGGGTTACGCTGACGACTAAGGCGTGGGGAGATGCGCTAAAGGCTCAGAATTCCCAGTTTCAGGCAGAGATTCAGGGGAAACTGGACCAACAGCGCAGGGATTTCGATAATCGTTTCCCGGCCTATTACACGAAGACTGAAGCTAATGACATCTTCCTTGAGGACCCTAAACTCACTGAGGGCGTAGTCATTGGGTCGTCTAATGCCACGATTGAAGCAAGCCGCTGGACTGAGACTCTGTGTCGTGAGTTGGGACTTAACCCTAATGTGTACGCAATTGGCGGTGGTGGGTTTACCTCAACATCTGACAATAATTTCCTGACACAGTTGGATAACGCCAAGCAAGGAATGTCTGAGGATAAGCGCCGCAGAACTAAGTATCTGTTCGTGATCGACCTACTGAACGACATTCGGGCACAGAATTCGGTGGGCGACAAGGCGAGCACGTTTTTCAGGCTTGCGCGCCAGTACTTTCCCAACGCGGATATTCGAGTGCTCCCGGTTATCTTTAACGAGTCCTCCCTGAATGAGTATGTGCAGATGGCGCGCTCATGTGTTTCCCGGACATTCGAGGTCGTCAATGCGGGCAAGCCCTACGGCGCCGTCGTCTGCGAGGGTTCCCGTGGTTGGGTGCACTGGGGAGACGAGCAAGCCAAGTCCTGGGACCAGGGGCCCGATAATGTGCACATGACTGCCTCGGGGTACACGCACGTCAAGGAGCTCTTTCAGGTGTGGCTCAAGGGTGGGTCCTCGTGGTTCAACCCTCCGGCGATGGCCCTGCACACGCTGTCTGACGGTACTGTGGCAAAGGACTACAACTACCTCACGTGCGAGCGCGACAGAGACTGGGTTTACATTCAGGGAACATTCAAGGTTGGCACAAATAACGTAGGATACGACGGTCGACTAATGAGTATTCCTGGGTGGGCGCGCCCGTACGATGGCGTCATGTCAACCATTATTGGAAATGACAGGACGTATAAATACCTATATGTTGCCAAGACAGGAGGAATTTACGCAGGAGATATTCTCTCAGCAAATCAGACCTATCAGGTAAACATGACCTACAAAATCTGGTGAGTAGACAGGAGTAGCCTGCCCCGATAGAATTGGGGCAGGCTATTTCTGTTGGAGGAACTATGGCATGGGACGCAACGGCTAAGAAGGTTGCGATTAAGGCTATTGGTCAGGTTGAATCGTCTATGGACTATTCGGCGATCAACTACAACGATCCGATTACCGTCGGAATTGCTCAATGGTATGGTACTCGCGCTGCGGCGATTCTTAACCGCATGCGTGGCGCTCACGCGGCCGAGTATGGGCGAGTGGACGCGGGGTTTAGATCTCGGCTCGAGTCTGTGCCTGAGTCCGATTCGTCGTGGAACACCTACTATCTCTCGCGCGCTGTGGGGGATAGTCTTAAGCCGTTGCTTAATGCTGGCAAGGATATTCAGGGTGACCAGATTGTCAAGGACCTTGAAAACTATTTCACTGTTGCTAAGCAATATGGGATCAATCCCGAGACCGATACTGACGCATTTATTCTCTGGTGTGTCGCATACCATCAGGGTCCTCGCTACGCCCTTCAAGCGGCCAGTAACTACTCTGGTGGTGGTCTTGAGGAAATGTATTCCGACATTATGTCTAACGGAGTACTCGGCCGCTATTCTAACCGTTACACCCAGGCTAAGAATATTATTGCCGGAAAAGACACTAGCGGAGTTGGCGAGGGGGGTATTTCAGGAAATACACCCGGTAATGGTGGGAGTGTTGGCGACAACACTCAGACGGTCAACGTGTCTGGCGGGAAACTGATTATTAGTGCCGACGACAGTGGCATTCTTACGCTTCGTTCAAAGTTCGGCAACTATCAAATGTATTCCCGAGGCCATAATCTGTGGGAAGTAAACCTCAAAGACATTCAGCAAACAATTGTCGGTCAAAATCCTGCCGCCAACGCTGGTGGGGGAGGTGGGGGCGGTGGAACTCCCGCGCCTGGCGGCTCCGGCAAGGGTGCGGCGGCACTCGCATGGGTAATGGCCCGATTGGGTAAATTTGCTTATTGTCAATGTCCTGGCAGGCAAGACCCCGACAATTCTGGTATCACGGATTGCAGTGGTTTAATGTATGCAGCCTATAAAGCAACTTCTAATACGTTTGTAGGCACTTGGACGGGCGATCAATACTTCCGCGGGGCTGAACCATTCCCTCGCCGTGGTGGGGCTATGACGGCCGCGGAGCGGGCCCAGTTGCGACCCGGGGACATGATTGTCATGGCCTGGAAGTCGACGGGTAGTTACTATCCGGAAACTGACCACGTTGAAATGGTGGTAGACTCAAACACCCTTGTTGGACACGGCGGCAATCCCCATTATGGTCCAGTAACTAAGTCTATTGATGTTCTCGCTGGCACTCGCTGGTGGACGGTAAGGCGTCACGAATGAAAAAGAAATTTTCCTACTATAGTTTCTCTAATGTGCTCTCGTATGCGGGCGTGTTTAACATGGTTATGGGCGCCCGTGGTCTTGGTAAGACCTACGGCGCCAAGAAAATTGTTATCAAGAACGCGATCAACAAGGGACAGCAATTCATTTACCTTCGGCGCTACAAGACTGAACTCAAGGGACGTAACAGTTTCTTTGCTGACATTCAGCACGAATTTCCCGATGAGGAATTCCGTGTGGAAGGACAGTATGCGCAGCGTAAGGTAGGAAAGAAATGGGAGACCATTGGCTATTTCATTCCGCTTTCCACTGCGCAAGCGAATAAGTCGATTGCGTACCCAAATGTCTACACCATTATCTTCGATGAATTTATTATTGATAAAGGGTCGCTTAGGTACCTCCCCGATGAAGCCAAAGTCTTCATGGACTTCTATTCCACGGTAGACCGGTATCAAGACAGGGTGCGCTGTCTCATGCTTTCCAACGCGGTAAGCATTATGAACCCCTACTTTATTAGGTTTCACATTGAGCCCAAGGAAGGAATTAGCCGTCACGCTGACGGATTCATCGTCACCGACTTTGTCAACAGTGAGCAATTCCAGTCCGAAGTGGCACACACCCGCTTCGGTTCGTTTATCACGAACTATGCCGAAGACTATGCTGACTATTCCATCTCCAACAAATTTGCTGACAACTATGACGACTTCGTCATGAAAAAGACCGGTAAAGCCAAATACGCATTCTCCCTCCGCTGCCCCGACGGAGAGGTCTCCATATGGATCGACGGCGGCACGTGGTTCGCTCAGCGCCGCCAGCCCCGCGGGGATAGGGTAAGATGGGCCTATAAGGTCTCAGACCTGCGGGAGGGGGAGCGGCTACTCATGTACGGAGACAAGGTGCTAAGCATCATGCGCAGCACATACCGCAAGGGGCGCCTTTTCTCTGACTCGCCCGAGACTAGAAACATGTTCGCTGAAATCTTTGTCCGATGATACACATTAATCCCACCACGATTGACGTTGCCCTAATTCTCGGCGTCATTTCACTAATCACAATCGCCGGGCGTTTCATCTATCGTGCCACCATCTTTATGGATCACTTATCCACTATGTTAAATGCGTGGGACGGGAAAGATGGGATGCCCAGCGTACTGGACCGGCTTGAGGATATAGAGGAAAAACTAAAAGACGTTCAATATCACGTCAAGCCAAATCACGGCGGATCAAGCGTAGACGCGCAAAACCGTCAACTCAAAGAAATCATTTCCTATCTCAAGGAGAAAAACAATGGGTGAGCACGAGTCCCCCAAGCCCCCCTTCATTCCCGACGCATACCGCATGTGGATTTACACCGTGTGTGTTGGTGTTCTTGTCTGCCTTGGCGTGTGGGGCATTCTCGACGGCGACAAGATTAGCGCCCTGAACTTCCTTTTCGCCGCATTCTTCGGCGTCGCAGCGTCTAACACGCCGCGAGGAAAGGCGTCCTAATGGTCACCCGCGCAAGCATTATCTCCGCCGCCCAGGAGGAAATCGGCTACAGCCGCTGGGCCGACGACGAAGCGGGCACCAAGTACGGACGCTGGTACGCCCAAGCAACCGGCTCCCCCAGTTTCGGTGCCAGCGGCATCCCCTACTGCGATATGTTCGTGTCCTACATTCTCGCCAAGGTCGGCATTAACTGGGTCAGTGCCTACGTCCCCGGCCGCGAGAACCAGGCCCGCGAGCGCGGCGTCCTCATTAACAAATGGGACGTGCGCCCCGGCGACCTAGTCACCTTTGACTGGCAGGGAGACGGGGAGTCCGACCATATTGGAATCGCTACCAGCGCGCCCTACGGAACCAAGATTGACACCATTGAAGGTAATACTTCGTGGGGTTATTCCGGGTCGCAGGGTAATGGTGGTGTCGTCACCAATAAGCAACGCGATATGGATGACGTTGTTTGGGGCATTCGCGTAGTCGACGACAACTCCGCCATTTCCAGTGGCGGTGATATCCGAGACATTCAGCGAATTCTCGGAGCCGTACAGGACAATATCCTTGGGCAGGACACCGAGAAGCGAATGTGCGCCGTCATCAAGGCCAGCAACTGGGGCGGACGCGAATTCCCCTGGGGCATCGCCTACACCCAGAGCGTCATCGGCACAGAGCCCGACGGTATCTGGGGCGACGCCAGTGAGGCCGCCCATGATCGCGTCATCGAGTCCCTACAGTCCGCCCTCGGCGTCACCGTCGACGGCATATGGGGACCAGAAACCTGGGCCGCGTGGGAGCGCCTAGCCCGCACCGCAGAACGCCCATAATAAACAGTTAACCCCCGGAAGGAACCAACCACTTCCGGGGGTTAACTATGTCCTCACATATCAAGTGCTGTCAAATCAACTCCAATCGACTCAAGGCAATCATAATAGAATTTGCGGCATTTCTCTGCGCCGTTGTGTCCGAACCGCTTAATAGTGTTTTGCCCTGTCATTTTGTCTGAAAAGACCACTCGGTTATCGGGCCAGCCATAAACGTCAAGGCGATAATCAGTACCATCAATCAGAATGCGATCACACCTAACCGCAATATCGTAGCCAGGAAGTTGATCGACTAGATTAAGTTTCTTAGCGAATTCCCTGAAGTGATACATTAAAGCGCTCCCATGCTTTCCAGTCCCATTTCCATTAGTGCTTCGTTTCTTTCACTTAGTGAATCGTAGTGAATAATAGTGCCACTCTCGGTCTCAAACGGGCACCACACTTCCATTGTGTAATCATTAATCAAGCGAAATGCTGTGTAACCACAATAAAGAATGTTGCTACCACCCTGCGTGTAACACTCTCTCATCCCATAACAACGCAACTTTCTTTTAATCGTCTGCGTCAACATCGTCTTCCAACTCCACCGACCACTTCACCATCGCCGCAGCAATCTCCGACGACTCCCCAGCATCAGTTCCCTTCAGATACCAACGAGAATCACCCGTGCGCTCAAGAATTATCTGACTCATTACATTCCCTATCCATGTCGCAGATGAAATTTCTCATTGAATAAAACACTGTGTCTGTGTCGCCTATTTCTCCAATAATAGAGAGTGTCTTTTTCTTGTAAATCAATACCCAAGAAATAAAAAACCCAGTTGTTCTTGCACTCAGCATAATCGTTGGTGTTTTAACGATTATGTCTTGTTGGTTGGCCGCATAATCAATTATGTCACCAAGTAGCCATTTAAGCGAATTATCCATGATTAGTGATTCCGCTTTCAATTCCCGTTTTGCTTGAAATTATTTTATCAATGGAAATTATGTGATAATCCTTCGATCCATTCCTCCAATAATGAATGCGACCAGTATCCCTGTAATAACCAACATGATAACCATTCAGCAACACATTAGTAATAAAATTAGAAACCTTCCAATTGGTGAGAGTGACAAAATCGTCACCCTCACCATGATGCGACCTACGCTTCACAACCGATCACCAAACCAAGCCAACAACTCCCATTGCGAAGAAAACCTCCAAGACTCACCTCCGCGAATAACACGCCAACTACGGACACTAGTCCGAATCACCAAGTACTCCTCCCCACCATAAGAAAGCACACCCTTACTTCCGTGCCTCCAAGTCCGAACACTATATCCCGCCGCCTCATACGCACGTCCCGCACCCTTGCCAAGAAGAATTTCAAACTCGCTCATCTCAGTTCCTTTCACGTCAATTAGTTGTGATGGAGCAATCAATTCTTTGAAGTAAATCTCAAGTCGTTGATTGAATGACTCCTTGCCGTCCCGTTCATGTATTAATAATGCACCCTAGTTCTCTGCGAAGCAACCTGAAAACGT